TTCATATGTGTGATATATAGATTCACAGTATTTCTTATTGAGCCTTTGAGAAACCAAATATAGTTCAAGTGAACCACCATTCTCTACTATTTGACGAGAAAGAGTGTAGTATTCTTTCACCATTCTGAAGAATGAATCAGTGTTAAGTGGGTTAACTGATGACAAAGCAAATTTGAATAATGTGGGAAATAAAGTCAAATGAGATCCAAACATTGAATTGAATTCACTAACCAGTGGGCTAATAGAACTTTTACTTTTGGAAGTCCTCATATTGAATAATAATTCACTAATTTCTTGACATTTAATAAATAGTATAACATTCACTTTAGCAGTTTTTTTATTTTTTTCCTCCATTAATAAGGATTGTGCTGTATAAGAATCATCAGATGATATAATATCTCTCCAATCACCAGGTTCTATACTCAGTCTCTTACATGACCTTATATACAATTCATCTCGGAAACTGACCATGCACAAATGTAGATATGATGAGGTGTAGTGCAGTATACCTTGACCCATATTTGATTCATTATTGAAACACAATTTCCCAGTTTTCAGATACTCAACTTTTAATTGCTGCAATAGCGGTTCATTATGGATTTTTTTGTTCAATTTGTCTCTGTTCCATATATCTATTAATTTTTCTGGTATCAAACATTTCTTATTACTGTGTGACATTAGGGTCATAAGTATAAATCTGAACAGTTTAGGGTATTCTCTTCTAAATGGTGTGAACATGTAGAGAAATTGTATTGGCATAAACGATGGACCCCATCTTGTTTTATCTAGATTGTAATTAACTATTAATGATCGTTGTGCCTTCCTCTTAAGATTCCTTATCATATCTCTCATGAGAGTTAGTTTGGCATCACCATGCGTCAACATTTCTCTCTCAACATCTTTGCAAATTAGTCTAGAAAAAGATTCAAGGATGTTGATGGTTATTCTTTTATCAATTGGTAGAATCAATATCTCCCTAACTCCACCTATCTGGTTTTTCTTAAACACTTGAAAATATAAGTCTTGTTCAATAGTTGTTTCCACAACATCAAATGCTCTGAAATGACCCCTTTTTAGTAAATCAATGACACCTTCAATACACCTCCTTCTTGGGTTTATTTTTCTCTTAAATTTAGATTTTTTTGATTTGCTTTCTATACTATCTTCTTCTAGTAACTCATCTTGATCATATAGCTCAGTGTCATCATAATAAATCTTCTCCAATTTATCAGAAAATTTATCAGGCTCATTTGCTGATAATCTAATAGAATGAGTGTACTCAATCTTGACATCAGTGTGTGGTGTGGAACTTGATTTGTAAGTTGCATAATCAGAAAGTGGCTTATTTAAGAACATATTTTGGGATGCTTTCTTGTGTGATAAACCCCCAGGTGATTTATTATATACTGATTTAGCTTGTAGTTTTGATCCAATCTCAATAGCTGTGATACTAAATTGATGTGTTGAAGGATTACTAATCAAATCCAAAGACTCACTAACACCTCTTGCACCCATATAGTATTTGTTTCCATCTCTCTTTAATTTATTGAGAGTGTTTTCACCTTCTAGCATTTTATTCAATATTTGAAATGTGGAATGGGTTGGATCATCTTGGTTTTTATTGAA